GTATCTTTCACACCACTCCCATGAGAACTCGAGCTGGTGGCTGAAGTCAGCTCTATTCCATGGAAACGTTCCACAAAAAACGCTCAAACCGTTTCGGTCACAGCTAACACCGCTAATTGAGTGCCGGATTGTAATGATTCTGTTAAATCTATTATTCGAACCTTCTTCCTATAAGCCATAAACGTCTTATTAGTAACATTTAACGCCGTATTCGCTTCAACACGCTCAAAAGGCAAAGGATTCATAACAACATTCGTCAAATTCTTTGAAGACAGATAACTAACAAATTGATCTGGTGTATATTCTCTTGTAACTGAATATAACAAAACATATCCAGTTATCTTCGTTCCCAATACAATCGAAACTTTTGTCATTGGTCCTTCCGTTTTTTCTATATTATATATAAAAGGCATCGCTTCACGTACTTCTTGAGGAGGCATGCTTTCAAAAAACTTGAGTACCAAGGGTCTCAAGGAGTTTCCAATTTTAACATAATCTCCTGCATCCATCATATTACGTATAGCAGATTTAAGTCTTCCCTCTCCAGCCCGAACTAACATAGACGCACGATTCATATATACGCGAGATTCTACTGGAGGCAAAGCGTCCATAATATTCGTATAATAATAAGCTTCTCGTCTAAAACGTTCAATATCATCTATAACCGGCTCTGGAATATCTTCTAAATGTACGAATACATCCCTAACAAACATTATATCATTTGGGGACCCCAGAGCCTCCCACGCTTTTACATCACATTCATACAACAAAGATCTCTGCACTAAATTTGAATCAATCCAATTACTTACATCTCTCATCGTAATAAAATTACGCTGCCCAATCATATCTAGCACGGAATAGATAGACTCAGGCATTTCCTTCATTACTATTTTCCACACGTCTGACGCTTTAATATGATAAAAATTATCGGGATTTGCATCTACAAATTGCATTAGTTCCTTCGCCGCCAGTTTTACTAAGGACAGATGAGACGCATATACACTTTCTATTAAAGGTTGCTGGATCATAAGCATCGGACGATCACTTGGTAAGAAACGCATTTTAAAAGCGAACCATATAGATAAATACGAAATATCCAACACAACCGGTCCTTCTGGCGTGAATATATCATTTGGAATTGCATCCGCTAACGCAACGAACTTATCGTCAGGCATAGTGAATGCGGAAAGTAAATCACGATTTATAATCTGGTTTATATACGCAAACCGCACCACGTGATGTTGATTTATTAATTGTAAGTAATTCTTTTCAGCTACATGTCCCGCCCTCAATAAAGCTTCTAATAACACCTCAAATAAATGAAAACTATAATCAGCTCCCGTATACCTTTCATCTAAGACCTCCTCTGAATCATATCCTAAATAACAAATTCGCCTGCTTACATGACTATATGGTGTATCACGTCGTCGAACTGAATCAGTTCTAGAATTATTATATCCACGCCCAGTGTCGGCATCAGCCGACAACTGATTACAATTAAACTGTCGGGCACCTTGGGCTATTATAAAATCTAACGGATCACCAGATTGTCCTCTCGTTATCGTTCTTCTATCATCCGCCATCATTTGTAAATAGTGAGCGGTACCTCTATCTAGCAATTGCGCAGTACGCCTTGTAATATTAAATAATCGTGGTCCATATGAAAACATTAATTTACCAAATACGCCTGCTACAGCCTGTATAATTGGATCAATTTGATGGCCAGGCTCTGTCCTTACATCTAAAACTACTTGATTTGGAAAACATAAAGCAAAATATATTTTTCTCACATCACTCATCGTTGCTTCGGTTGGCACCATGGATTGCAATTGGGCAAACGGAGTATTAGTAGTTATCCGAGACGTAACTGTCACAGATGCGATGCGCGCAGTTGGTGCTACATACGCTCCAGTCGGGAAACCTAATGCCGCATTTAATATTAAATTAGAAATTGAACTTCGTGGTACTTCCCAAATTACCTCAGGGTTCGCTGGTAGCGTATATGATAAACAGTAAACACTTTCGGAAGAAAAAATATCAGTAAGATACCCTGCATCATAAGTAACGTTTTTACTCTCTGAATAGAGTCTTAACCAATTCAATGATTCCTTAAACGCATGAATCTGTCCATTCTCTAAATACGCCATTAATGCTTCATGAATCCTATATAATGCGTCATCACATGCTCCATTAAACATATCCATCAGTGGTCGTTCATTCCACTGATTCATAACTAAGAAGTCCTCAAGCTGCATTTGCAAAGCATATCTGCGAGTAGGAGTTAATGATGAAAATAGTCCTTTTACATCTAGTCCTAATGAGTCCGAGTTTACAATTTCATTACCATTAGTATAATGAGTTTCTAAATCGTACAAAACGAATGACCCTTCTTCTCTTAAAAACTTCACTCGCTGCAGAACCACTTCTAGTAACGCCGCAGCATCATCACTTGTTACATTCTCACCTATTGAAGAGATCTTCTCCTTAAAACAATTAACACGAAATACTCTCTCTTCAGACTGAGCAGGTATATATCTAAATGATTCAGGTAACTTCTTAACAATCTTATAACCTTTTATATCTTTCAGAGATAATAACTTCGTAAGAAGATCTTTAACATCAGGAGTTCCCGCTTCAATCTCTGCTCCTGCAATCTGACTTCTTATTTGCGTCTCTCTTACTTTGTCTAAAATCTCTTGCAAAGCAAATATTGACAGTAAAGGACCATTATCCGTTTTTAACTCTGTTCCACTTAAATAAGGATTTGATTCAATACCTTTTTTAGCGCTCACCTGTTTTGTTCCTCTACCCGATTCTAAATCACTAACACCTCTATTTCCCACTCTTTCATCTCTATTCACATTTGATTCATCTACGGCTTGTGCGTTAGTTGCCATGACTATGGTGTTTTAAC